GAACAAATGAATTTATCATATTAATAATATGCCTTTGCTATTACTATTTTATTATATTTATTCTATCACTTATTATTTATATTTTTTTATTTTTGTTACTATTTATGGTACTTCATAATAAAAATGGTACCAAAATGGTACCTCAAAATCTATTATTACTGTTAATAAATAACTAAACTCCTTGTATATCAACTTCTTTAGCAGTATAATAAAAACCATAAAAATTAATTTTATAAAATTTAATATTAACAATAATTGTATTTGAATATTCGATTCACTTCATATTTGATTTAACTTTAACAAATGTTGTATTTCCCTATAACAACAAAAAGCCCCTATTACTTTAGAAAAGATCTAGGTAATAGGGGCTTTTAGCAATAAAAGAAAATGTTATTTAATTATAACTCTTTTGTTAGATTTTATCTATAACTTTTTCAATTTCATTTAATACTTTATCATCTGCTCCATCTATAATAGCAAGATAAGCTGTATTTCGAGCTTTTACCCATTCACTAGTAGTTATAGAGATTTCTTTTTCTAATTTATCTTTTATTTCTTGTTTACGTTGTTCAATCTTTGATTTTATAAAAATACCTAATACTGTTTTTATCAAATTTTTCATTTTATGCAAATTCCCTCCTAATTATATATATCATTTCTGTTGATAAAATACTGCTTTACCTCTAATCGTCTGTAAAATTTTATAAAAATTATACCCAGGACAAGCAGTTGCCATTAAATCTCTATGTCCTACTACATGTGTAGTATCAATTGGCAATCCATAATCTGTACAAATATTAGCAATAAGCATAGCTAAACTTTCAATTTGTTTTGATGTTGGCTCTCCAATTTCAAAATTTCCACATACATGAATACCAATTGTATGAGAATTTTCACCATAGGCATGTGCTCCTATTGTCCAATGTGGTCGACCAATTTCTATTGTTCCATCTTTACGAATTACATAATGATAACCTATACAGGTCCAACCTTGAGCTTTATGACTAGCATTAATTTCTTTAGCAGATAAATCATCATCTGTTGGATTTCCTGTATGATGAATAACAATCATATCCGTTTTATTTCTATTTTCTAATTCTGAATAATTATATTGTAGCCCTAAATCTTTTAAGTAAACTCTTTCCATTAAAATATACTCCTTTTAATTTGAATACGTTATTTTTTCGCTTTTATTTCTGTGAATTGAGCCAAAGTATCTTTTAGTTTTTTGGGAACTGGTAAGCCACAATTGCTAGCATTTTCTAAAATACTTAAGCCTTCATTTCCAATAAAAAATAGGACAGCGACACTTCTAACAGTATCTTGTCCTAAAATAATATCGAACCAATGTGCTAAAGCAATTAATCCCCATATAACAAATTTTTTTATAATACCTTTTATGCCTTTTCTACTATCTAAATATACATTTGGCATTATATAAGCAGCACTTAATCCTGTAAAATAATCAATTAACATTAAAATCAATAAAGCTTCTATCTGATTATTCCACTCTCCTATAAAGTGCTGCAACAAAACTCCCACAAAGGCAACACCTCCTCCAACATACGTTTCTAATTTAGTAGGAATTAAAGAACTAACAAAATTTATAATTTGCTCATACATATCACCACCTACTTACTAGATTCTAATCCTGATATTAACTTTTCTTTTAAACAGTTGGGGCATTTTTCATTTGTACATTTGCCTTGTTCATCAAGCTTTTTTGCACAAATATTACATCTTTTAGTCATTTACATTCACCTCTTTTAGTTTATTATTTGTATCTTCTATAACAGACGCATACTCTTGTTTTAGTTCCTCTTGTAATTCGGTATCATCTGTAAGTACTGCTACTAACATAGCGTCTTTGATATCAGCAATTTGTTCATCATTAGCTGCCATAATTTCATTAATTTTCGCTAAAGCTTTTTCTTCTTCTGTTGGTTCTTCTGGTGGCACATATTCTCTTTTTTATTTCGCTTTAATATAAGTATCAACATTATCTATATAATTATAAAAATTAGCGTTGGGATATTCTTTGAATTCTTTATTAATTACACAACATTCTTGATAATTATCATAAATTACTTCAGTTAAATTATTTAACGATAATTTACTATCTAATTTAAAGTTTTCTACAGTATCAGAATACTGTTTATCACCATTTATAATTAAGATCTCGCCTTTTTGAATTTGAAAAACTCTCATTTATTTATTCCTTTCTGTGATATACTCTCCTAAATTTTATTTTTAGGAGTGATTATTTTGAGAAAACCTAATGTATATGGAAGTATTAAAAAATTAAGCGGTAATCGGAGGCGACCTTTTGTTTTTGTTATTACTCAAGATGGTAAACAAAAAGCTATAGAATATTTTTGCACACAAACAGAAGCTGAAATTTATGCTGCCGATTATAATAAGAAAAATAATAAAATTCTTCATGGGCATGAAACCACCTTTGATGAGCTATTTTATAGATGGTTACCTTTTTATATAGACAAACACCAACCTAGTAAAAGCACTATAAACAGCTATAATAATTCTTATAAACATTGCCTACCTTTACATGAAATGCCATTAAAAAAAATTAAGTATTATCACTTACAAGACATTATAGATACAGTTAAAAGAAAAGGACTTTCCTACAGCACTTGCAAGAAAATTCGTTCTACTTTATCACTTATGTTTAAATACGCTTTAATGATGGAATACGTAGATAAAAATTATGTTATGCTTTTAAATTTAGGCAAGAATAAACAGAAACGACCACACAAACCATTTACACGTCAAAAAATAAATAAGTTATGGTCTAATTTAAATATTGAAGGTGTCGATACTATATTAATTCTAATTTATACCGGCATGAGAATAGGAGAACTTTTGGAGTTAACCAAAGATAATGTTTATCTAAGACAAAAATACATTAAAATTACAAAATCTAAAACTAAGTCTGGATTAAGAATTATTCCTATCCATGAAAAGATTTTTCCATTGATACAAATACGTATGCAAATACCTGGTAAATACCTTATTTGCCAACATGATGAAAAACCTTATAATTACAGCACTTATTGCACTTTATGGGATAAGATAATGTTAGCGATTAATGCAAAATATACACCTCATGATTGTCGTCATACTTGTGCAACACTTATGGATAACGCAGAAGTGAATTATAATGCTAAACGTAAAATATTAGGTCATTCATGCAGTGATGTTACAAATGGAGTTTATACGCATAAAGATATTAGACAGCTCCGCAAAGCAATTAACAAAATAAAGTGATACTAATAAGATACGTATAAACTACATTAAGCCTTAAATATAAGATTTATTTAGACTTTATTTATGTTACTAATTGTTACTCATAAAAACATTAAAAATAGCATATTTCTAAAACTTAAAAATCCTATAACTATGCATATTAATGCTGTTATAGGATTTATTTTTTAGTAAAAATTAGAGAAATATTTATTTTTAATATTATGTTTACAGCCTTTATTAAAATTTTACCTGTGGGGGAATTGCCGAGTCATGGGCATACAGCTTCCACAGATACTATTAATATTAATGGTGGTTTTAGATTAGACGGTACAGAAATCGGCGGTACTACTTCTGCAAGCGGAGTATTTTCTATTGGTTCCAGTTTTACACCTAGTAAAGGTCATGGTAACAGTGGAGGTGGTAGTAATGCTGGTAGAAATATTAATTTTAATTCCACTCATAGCCATAAAATAACAATAAATAATGTTGGAGAAGGACAATCACATAACAATATACAACCGTATTTAACCGTTTATATGTGGAAAAGAGTAAGTTAAGCTGTACGTTTCCAGATGTATACTGCAATATATGGTTGTAAATTATTATGAGCCTGATTAGAGCCAGTATTGTTAATTGTTACAGTATGACTGTGTGAAGCATTAATTAAAAATCCTGTTTTATTATGGTCATTATTTGTACCACCATAATCATTACCTCTATTTTTAGATATTATCCCGCTAACACTAACTTCATCATAATTTATACCTATGCTGTTCGCATTGCCTGTTAGATTAGCTGTATTTGTGCTGGCACTATGACCATGAGAGGGCAATTCCCCCACAGTGAGTTGATGAGTTGCTTCACCACCACTAGAGCCTGCTTCATAAGTTGTACCCCAATCGCTCTTACCTTGTGCTAATAATACACGACCAGCTGGCATTGCTTCCCATGTACCAAAGCCAAATAACGTAGCTGGATTAGTAGATACAGTAGACATGTAAATACTTCCAACTGGATATATTTTTTTCATTGTATCTAACATAGGTGCGTACTTTGCTATAGCATTTCTAACAAATCCACAAGTAGCAATTTGTGTATTATTCGTATCCACAGCAGCAGTTGGAGCTGTTGGTGTTCCTGTTAATCCAGGGCTTGCTTTTGGTGCTAGTGTAGATAAATCTACACTAACAGCACTTGCAACACCATTATTTATATATACTGGCTTGGTAGCACTTCCCACTGTAGAAGTTCCTAGTTTATTAGCAACACTTGAATTATTAGCATTTTCTGCTGTAGTAGCTTTTGCTGCTAAATCAGCATTAGCTGCACTATCAGCTTTACCCTGAAGATTACCTATAAATTTAGTAGCAGTAATATTATACCCATTGGCATTTATATTACCTTTCATAGTTCCGCCAGATAACGGTAAATACACATCTTTTGTTTTATTATCTACAAAATTAGTAAATGCAGTTGATATATCAGCTGTTAATTGTTCAACATCTTCATCACTAGCATTTGCACCTTGTGCTACCATAAAATCTGCAATAGCCTTTGCCATAACAGATACTTGATAATAAAGTTTATTGTGTAGATTTGGATAAGCAATACCAGGTGTTACACCTCTTGCCCTTTGGGTATTAGCACTATAATCCCCATCACTCATCATATTTTGTTTACCTTCATCAAATACTAAAAAATTAGTACTAGCCATCATTCACACTCCTTTTATAACCAACTACCAGTATCATATCCAGATATATCTTGTGTTTCTTCGCCATAACCAAAAATTAAACTTGTTTCTTCTTTTATCCAATTAGTAGTATAACCACCCAAAAATTCATTATCATAACCATAACTAAATATAGGTACATCTGCATTTTGTGCAATTATTATATAATTTATACGCACACCTTCTGGTTTTGGAACAACTAATCCGTTATATATTAAATCCTTCTCTAAAACAGAAAAATCTCCCGATACAATTACATCCATACTCATATCTTGATTATCCAATATTAAAAGATTCCCATTTGGAAATATTTCTTGCCAAGCAGTATATAATTCTGGAAGCGTACCTTTCCATTGATTCCAAACAATTTTAGCTTTCAATAATAATCTATAATAATCATCATCTAGTACAGAAGATACGTCCGCACGCGGTTGAAAATCTAATTGCCTAGAGCGACCTATTAATTTACCTATTATATCTAATTGCACACCAGTAGCTGTATCTAGATCAAAATTAGATATAATTTCTTGGGCAGTAGAATTACTATCTTGTAACTTTTGTATTCCAGCTTCAAGCCATTTCATAAATTTAGGTTGTAGGCGATACTGACTTGGTATTAAATTTAAATAATAAATATTTTCCAATGTATTCACCTACTTCAACTGACATTTACTGTTATATTATCAATATTTCCTTGTATTACTTCATTAAAATTTATTTCTATATCAGCTGTTCCTTGACTAGAACTATGTTTTCCTGCTGTTAAACTTGTTATCGAAAAAATAGGACTTGTTAAATTCGGATTTGCTATTAACGCACTATTCCAAAGTAAAGATGTAGGTAAATTATCTCCTATACCAAGTGAATTTAGGTAATTTAAAATATTATTCTTGATATTATCTACTACATTATCTGTATAACCAGCATATTTTTTAATATTAACAGTTATATCAACATCTACATATGAAGGTCGATAAAATCTTATTGGTGTAGTAATATCGTACTTATTTATTACTTGCACTTCTGTTGTTCCATTTGTCAAACATCCTACACCTTTTCTTATATAAATTTGTTCTGCTATATCTGCATCTAATCCACCTTCTACTACAGCAGTTATACTATGTGCAGGTAATCCATATGGGTTTTCCTCAGTTTCACTATTGTCATTAGTATCATTTTCGTATACTCGTTGACGTGTTACACCCTCTACAGATACAATACCCGCAATAGTACCTCCCAATAAAGTTTGACTTGGTAATGCTGTACTTACAGCTTGCCTTGCTCTTAATTGTGCATCTGTTTCTACAGGTTGACCTAAAACGGCATTAACCTTATTAGTAACAGATATCCAACCTAATTGTGGAGTAGCTATTTTATTTATATCTCCAACTAAAGCAGATATTGAACCTAAGACTGTACATATAGCGGATACTTCAATTTCTCCTTCTTCTGGAATAGTTATATTACTAGGTAAATTCCAATTATTACCCGAAATATCTTGTACTACACCACTTTTAATAACTGTTTGAGGTATTCCTGTTAAAGTTACTACACAAGTAGAATAACTAGCAGCTTTTCGTTTTAAACCATTTATTTTAACAACTGTATCCAATCCGGAACCTATAGCAGTAACTGGGGAACGGCTATTATATGCATATACAATACTATTTAAAGTATCATACATTTTTAAAGCTATAGCAGATATATATTCATAATCCATACTATCATTTTCAAGATATATGTCCTCACCAAAAATTTTTTTTGCTTCAGTTACTAAATCATCTTTAATATCTTGATAAGTAGGGATATGTAATCCAGCGTCATCAATGTATGGTGCAAAATATGCCATTATTCTATCCCTCCTTAAACACTAACTGTAAGGTTTCCATAATCAGTAACAACTAAACAAGTAAAAGTATATTTTCTATCTTTTATTTCTGATATAAAATTCACTACACTATTCACATTAGTTGTTCCATTTATTCTTTCTTTAACAATTAAATCTAACACCTGTTTATTCTCATCACTGCCTACACTGCCTATCATTCTTTGCCACAATGGCAATCCGTCTGTTAAATCTTCCCACCATTCACCATATAATAAAAGAAGTCGTGTTTTTATTGCTTGTGCTACAGCGTCTACATCTGTTAAAAAGTTCTGACGATTTCTACCAAGTGTATAATCTCCATTTATATCAAGTCGTCTATATTTCACCCACTTACACCTCCTGTTGTACTTCCGCCAGATTGTACTCCACTATGTTTATGCCCCCTAAACCCAATACCTTCAATTGTAGTTGTTCCGTTAAGTGTTATGCTAGATGATGTTATATCTATTCCACTATCTGAAATAGTTATTGCTGAACTTCCACTTGTATTTCTTAACTGCATAGCATTAGTGTTATATTCACCTACAACATTAGGTTGACTCCAACAACCTAATATAGCAAAAGCATCTGATAAATCATGCCTTCTAATCTCAATTTGATTTTGTGTTCCTCCAGATTGCCACCATGCATCAATACAACTATCTGCAAAAATAATAAGACATTCATCACCATTTTTTATAGGCATTGTAATAACAAATCCACCAGCACGTGGTAATACTATAGGAACATCTAAAAGTAACGGCAAATCAAGCCATTGCTGTTGGCCATTAATATTTACTAACTCTCTTATTGCCGGTTGAACTATAACTGTTTGTTCTAATGAGTTAAATTCTTTTATTATTCCAGGAACAGCAACTCTTATTTTCGTAGATGTATTACGTTGCAGTAATTCATCTTTTGCAGGTGTACCATTCATCATTTCTTGTAATGTAATCATTGTTTCACCTCTTATATACTGTTTGGATTAGAGCCAATTCCTTTCATCATTGCAGGAACTACATCTTTTCCATATCTACTATAAGCATTAACTGTTGTATACCAATCATTGCCTCTAGTATCTCCAGTATGTTCAACTTCATAAGCTTGATACATATTTTCTTCATCCAATTGCAGTGTCTGTGGTTGACTTTTTCCTGGCATATTCATCTGTAATTGCATACCGTTTATTTCTGTATTTTTTAACTGAACCATAGATAATACATTTATTTTAGGATTTAATAAACACCTAAATGAAACACCATATTGTATTTGTTGCGGATATCCAATTAATCCATTCTTAGGAGTTAATATTAAAGCTTCATCTGTGTAAGTATCTGTAATTTTTGTAATATTTACCTGACCATCATTTATCCAAACATTAGCATTATTACCCCGTGCCACGTCTGTAAGAATATCTTTCGGTCTACCAAAATAAACTTTTCCTCTTGGTAATGTTTGCTCACTTATTGTTGGTGATACTCTATTTACTTGTGTTGGCTTTTCTGCCTTAGATACTACAGTATCTATTACATTTCGAGGATTTTGACCGCGAACACAACTAAGTGATATAAAGTTCATATTTAAAAAAGTATCCCCATCTATACATACTAAAGTAAGCACATAATCTGTATTATTTTCTTTACTTCTAACAGCTTGTACAATCTGACCATCAAATATTTTTCCATATTGTTTTGGCTGACTTTCTTGTATTTGCTGAGGATTATTATCCTCTTTCGTTTTATTTTTACTATTTTTTTTACTTACAAAATTAGAGCCTACAGCCTTTTTAGTATCTTCTGGATTTAAAATTATTGTATTCAAATAACCTTCATATCCAGCAGAAATAATAAGCCTATCTCCTTCTTTTATTATTTTTTCTTCGGTATCTTTGTTCAAATTATAAATTTTAACTTCAGCATGATTATTAAAATCCATACCTCTGCGAACTCTGAAAACACAATGCAAAAGCGATACGTCTAATGCATATTCTTTATTTTCATTAGACGTATCGCTTTTCTCATTTCCTTTTGTTGTTTGTGTATTGTCAATTTCCACAGTTGAAGAAGCAACAACTATACGATATTTTCTAAGATATAAAAAATTACTCATCTAATACACCCCACAACAATAAAAAAGTTGAACCTAACGTTTCATTATCTGGATATTCAAGTTGAGTTTCACCAGATTTTACAATATAAGCTTCTCCAATATTCAAATATTCGTACTGAGCTAATATATTACTTGCTAATCCACTTCCTGGAACAAGAGGTAAATTTGCTATTAACATTTCACCAGTTTCTGCATTACTTATATCAACTGTCCAGTGCTTGTATTCCTCTAAATAACGCAAAAAAAGTTTTATGTGTATATTAGTTTTGTTTATATTTATTTTAAAACTAAGCATTTGGTTAGCTGTATTTGTTAATGGTATCGTATATAGCATAATTAAAACCCCGCTTCATACAAACCGCTTCCTGGTTGTTCCGTTTCTTGAGGTTGAACTTCTCCTCTGTTTGTAGTACCACTAGATGCCCAGTTTCTAGTTGATACTGTTCCTGTAGCTACATCTACTACAAATATTTCTTGTAACGTTACTGTACACCGTAAACCATATTGTGTTCTATAATTATCTGGTGCTGTAATATTTTGTATCAGCATATTATCATAATGATGCAATCTAGTGTGAACTGCTAGCGGTAATCTTAAAGCTTGCAATTCTCTTAACTTTTCATAAGCAGATACCGATTTTGTATAATACTCCGTAAATTGACCTTCTAACATTGTTGCCATAGCATCACTCATACCTATTTCCATAGTTAAAGTAGACGGATTTAAAAAACTGTGATCAGCTATATTAGCTCCGGTTTGTACTGGGTGTTGTGTTATAGTAAGCTCACTATCATGTTGTTCATTTAGTACGGCATCAAAAAAGAAGCCTCCAATATTAGTTTTAACTAATACTAATTCGCTGTTTGAGCCTCCTATTTTTGTTACATCAAAATTAAAATCTCCTGATATATATGAACCTATTAAACTACCTAAAGAAAAATCTGTTCCTAATAAATTTGTTATATTCCCAATATTACCATTGGTTATTACATCACTTACACCGCCAGCGACATTCCACTCTTTAGGTCGATATCCTTTTGAGAAAAAACCTGTACCACCATTTGCTCTATCTACAGTTATTTTTCCTAATTGCCATAATGCGGATAAAGTATTAATAGAGCCTGTAGAAAATAAACTCATACTATCACCCCACTAATATTTCTAATATCTCGTGCATTATTGCCAATACCACCAATATTTACATCTGGTATTACCTTTTTAACAGCTCCTGCTACATCTTTTGCTGTCATTGGCTCTGTTCCATTTGGTGCTGTAACATTTATCTGACCTATATTGACACTTGAACCATTATAATTATTAGCTGTTGTCATTATCGGCATACCGCTACCACCTATTAAACTATGTGCATAAGTTCCTTGACCTAAAAAACCACTAAATCCAGTCTTTTCAAAGTATTGACTATAATCTTCTTTTGGTGGTGTGTAGAAGTCATCTACTTCTAATTTATTATTATTTAGATGTACTGGTCCACTAGATTTATTAGCATCTGTATAATCATAATTGCTACTAGGATTTGTTTTATTCCATTCATCAAAAGCTGTTTCAGCTTTATTAATTCTATTAGAATCATTAGCTTCACTTTTTCCAGGACGTTCATATCCTTTTCTGAAAGCTACAGCAGCTTTAGACGGGCTATTTGTAGAATAAAAATCATCCCTAGCTCCATCTATATTAAAAAATTCTCCACCTTCATTCATCTCCCAAAGTGCAAAATCAATTTGAGTATCTAAATCCGTCCAATCTTTACCTCGATTAGACGCAAAAGTTATTAAATTTTCACGCCTACTTCCTAACCATTGACCAATACCAGAAGCTCCTATACCATTTACAGTTTCTGGATTCAAACTTGATTCCTGTATCCAATTACCAACAATACCAGCAGCTTGAACTGGTGTAAGACCACCATTTATAAGGCGACGCATTATATATTGAGCTCTTTCACTTCTTGCATCATCAGAGGCATCTCCTACTTTTCCTTTAGTTACATCATCAAGAATACCTTCGCCAAAATTACCAAAAGCACGAATTACCTGTTTGAAAGCACCTTTAAAATCACCTCTTGCAGCTTTAGCTAATGCACTAAATAAATCACCCGTTAATCTTACAAGTCTTGTCATTAGTCTTAAAGTGTTTTCTATACCTTTACCAAAAGCCCACCAAACTTCCTTACCTTTTACACTTAAACCAAATAATTTAGCGATAAGTTCCAATATGGCTTCTACTAAATCAAGAACACCATCAACTAGACTAGAGACACTATCACCCATAAGCATGAATAATCCAATTACATCGAAGTCTTGGAACATATATTTTAATATCTCTAATATACGGAAAAATATTTCAACCAAGTTATCCATAATCTGTTTGAAGGTTGACCACCAATTAGTTAATGCGGGTAAAGCTTCCGTATTTAGCAAAGAAATAATTATCTGTAAATAACGCTCACCTTTTTCAAAATAAACTTGTAAGCCGTCCCAAACTTCAAGTAATTTTTTCCATACTGGGGCTAAAGTCCTAGCAGATTTTCTGCCGTCGATATAAGCATAAAAATCATCTATAAGAAGTATCATTATACTCATTGCAGCAAAAAAAGGATTTAACTTTATAGCCATACCGATTATAGATATAAACTTAATAATCTTTTGTGCTCCCTCTGGTAGCATATTAAAAAATCTAGAAATGGTATCTATAGCAGTTTTACCAAAACGTGCAAGGTTCATACCTAAATTGACTACTATTGTTAATACTTTAGCTATTTTGTTACCCCAGCTTGGCATATTCATTTTTAAATTTTCATTTATATCTTTTAATCCCTGACGAACTCTTTCAATAGGCCCTGCTAAATACTTTATTAAATAATAAGCTACCCATTCTTTTAACATCTTTATCTTAAGCATAAAAGATTGCCATTCATAGCCAATTGAACGAATATACTTTAGTTGATTATTTGCATCTGCTGGAGTTTGAAGTTCTTGCATTTCTGATCTAAGACGCAAGAATTGTTCTCTTAATTCTGGAATCCATGCAACATCTTCAAGTTTTGCCCCCATTGTATCCAATGCTAATTGTAGACTTTTAGCATTTTCCTTTGTGGTCCATATATCTTTAGCTAGTACTTGATATTTCATGTCTGCATCCGCTACAGATTTTATAGTTTTAGCTGTGGCAAAACCGACAGCAGTTATAGCAGAAGCAACAGCACTCAAACCTGTTACCATTTTGCCAAGTGATGTGGTGGTATCCATAGCACTATCACTTAATTTAGTTACAGCAGATTTAGCTTTATTAAGTGTATTGTTAAATTCGCTAAACTGTGCATTATTAACTATTGCACCTAGAGATACCAAATATTCTTCAATTACATTAGTATTTGCCATGGTTTCACCTCACTGACTATTATTATTTACGATACTAGCTCTATAATCATTAACTGCTTTTATATCTAGCATTTCATGTATAGCAATCAAATCATCTAAATCATAAGTACCGTCCCAAAGCTCATGCTGTTTCCATAAACCTGCAAGAACAGGTCTATAAAGGAATTCATTTAATGTATCTGCTTTTACTGTTTGGAATTGGTTTGCAGGGAGTTCGTCAAGCTCTGCAAGCCTTTTTCTCCGAAAAAACCCTCAACATTAAACATTACCACTTCAATCGTTAATAATATAATTGTCATAAAATCATTTTCTAATTCTTTATGGCTTAAACTACCATTATTTAATATTAAAGCTTCAGGCATTTCTGAACCATTTATATTATTTAGGATTTCTACAACAGATAAACAATCTTTCTGTATTTCAATAAATTTATCTTTATCAATGCCACTTATTGCTTTTTGTAACATATCTACTTTATTTGTATTACCCGCATTAATTAAACCACCTGCTAAAGAAAAACCTATCTGCACAGCTATATAAGATGCTGTAAAAGCGTTTAATTTTTTAATTTTAAATTTATATCCATTTAATTCAATTATTTTTGTTTTATTAATCATAATTTACTCCTTAAAATAAAAAGCTACATCATAATAGATGTAGCTTATTTAGAATTATGTTGAATATCTGCCGCCATTAAGGTCCATGTAATCCTTTGACCTTGTTGTTGATATGGTGTATCTCCCACCTTTTGTGGTGATATCCCTTTTATTGTATGACTTCCACCAGTAGATGTATTTCTTAATAACATTGATGTTGTAGCCCATTCACTAGTTGGCAAATTCCAAAGGGTATTATACCAATCAAGAAGCCAAAAATGTAAAGGGCTAGTTTGTTGTGCTGTAATAGTTATGGTACCATTATTGCCAGCTATTTTACTTACCATTACAGAACCATCAGATGCAACATCATGAGCTGAACGGTCTGTACTCATGGATATATTTATATCTCCAACACCTTCACCAGTAAATAAATATGAACCAATTGTAGGATGAGAGATAGAACCTGATAAATCTAAAAAAGAATATGTTGATAAAGCCATTAAATAACCTCCTATCTATTAACAGTAACACCAATAGTTACATGTTCAATAGCCCCTGCAAGTTTTGCAGATACATAAATTGGTGGTGATTTACGTGCATCTCTATCTGCTTGTGATTGGTCATTAATTGACTCTGCTTGAATAAGATATCCATCTGGTAAAGTATCTCCAGTTTTTAAATTTAAAATTGCTGAACCATTCCATTTACCAGGAGCGATAAAACCAATCTTAACAGCTTGATCACAAGCAACCGCAATAGCATTCATTATGCTAGTCACACCAGCATCTGTTTGTGGAACTTTAGTAGATTGATACAGTAAATCCATAATATTCAACTGAATATTATTACTTAACATATCAAGATTTAAAATTTCATCAAATTTTGTTGCATCTGCCATAGTTCCTTGCTCTAATACATCATAATAATAGCCACGATTTATATAAACATTGCCATAATTACCTTTTATATATTCAACTTGTGTATTAGTTAAATCGTCAGTAGTTACTCCTGGTAGTGATTTATAAGCTAAAGTATAGGCACTATTAGCAAGACTAGTATTATTACCCATAGCATAGCCCATAGTTGCTGCTACGGCATCTGGTGTATCTTCTTGTCCACAATATTGACCAAATGAACGACGATAATTTTTATCTTTTAAGAAAATAAATATGTCAGTGCTATTACCAGAACTAGATAATACATCTTCTGTAGCTACTGTATAAAAGTAAGTACTACTTGGTTCTGCTGTTTCTGTATATTGAGCTATCGCTTTTATATCATCATTAGTAGCACCACAAACTGTAAAAGCATACCATTCTGCATTAGCAATACGACAAGCACGAACAGCATCAACTGCTTCCTCATCATTTGCTTTATCCCAACACCCAATAGCAATACGATTAGGTGCCAATGGAGTTGCAGATTTCATTAATAAAGCCGCTTTATATTCTGAGCTATCTGTTGTATATCCATCAGATAACATATCATCTAAATCTGTATAAATACGAATACGTTCTGCTGTCGGAATTACTGTCTCATTTAAAGGTTCAGTTTTTGTAGAACTACCAATAATAAGACCTAAATTAAAGCTATTCCTAGGAGCAGAAACAGCACCTAATGTTATTTGTACATCTACAATAGGGGTAAGACTTAAAGATTTTGTTGTTGCCATAGATTAATCCCCTTTCGTTATTTCTCTATGATTTTCAATCACTGTTTCTCCACTAGCATTACCATATACATTAAGTGGAACAATCTTAATTTCATTAATTTGTGTAGTGTATGTCATAAGACAGTTAAATCTTAAATTTAAATCTGCCCTTTCCCACCACTGTTGTAAAAAAAGCTCTGGCATTCTTAAGGGAACATCAGAGCTTGGTATTAGATAGATTTTATTTTCTTTTAAAATTTCACTTCTATTAGCATGAAAGTAATTTCTTATATTAATGAGATTATCATATGAATTAGGACCATAAGCTATAAGATTTACTCTTAAAACTCTCGTTTGTCCTTTACTAATTTGGATATCTTCCGCTAAATCATTATTAATAATAGTATCTACAGGAATAGTTATATCTTGACCTGATTCATCAAATATTTTAAAAAATAAAATATCATCATTAATGCTCCAACCTGGTTGTCCTTGTTGTTGCCAACTTCTTCTAACCGGCGGATTAATAGACCATGCAGGATTATCTATTTCATATCCTAAAATAGACATTAACTCTTCCCATAATATATCTTCTAGTTCATCTAAGGTTGTAATCATATCAATAGCCCTCCATGCGAACCGCTATCGCTTGATAATATCCATAATCAATCCATGGATTAACCTGCATTATTTTATATTTATTATTTTGCCATTCAATGATATCAGATATAGCATTTGGATTATTTGTAGTAGTGTGTAAAGGTACTAAACTATAAAATACCATAGCTCCATTTATTCTATCGCCTTCTGGTATCATATTTACTTCTTTAGCACTAGCTACTGTTATAACACCAGATATATCAAATTTAATAGGCTCATCTAATATAAATTTACCTTTTTCATAATGTCCTTTTGTTCTAGTAACAGTATATACTTGTCTGAATTTAGGTGATACTATAACTCGTTTTACATTTACTCTACTCATCTGATTTCACCACATAAGTTATAGATTTTCGCATTTCGCCAGTATCAATAAGTGGATTAGAACTTCCTTTTTTAGAAACAGTTAAAGGCGAATTTTGTTCCCAACCATTATTAGGATTTGTGAACCATGCTCTAACAATATTTTGTGCATACATACCTACTACTTCTAAATATTGCATAGCTGTCTGCATACTATCACCAGCATAAATATTTTCCATAGCCTTGCCATAAGCAGCTATCAATCTTTTAGCTATTTCTTTTTTATTATCATTTATTGCTGGTTCAATAACAGGTCTTGGTGGTACATGCCACAATGGTGAACCATGAGATTTAATGTACATTTCATAAGCTTTAGAATATGCTTTACCTTCATTTAATGCTAATTGCATTTCTTCACGCATAGATTTTTTTCTTACACCGTGAGTTTGAATATACAATAGTTCAGCATTATTTATGTCATTTCCATTATCTCTACTTGCATTTTCTGCTGGTATACCTACATAAACACGACTTTTTCCAAGTAATTCTATACTTTTCTTTAAAGCACTTAAATTACTTTTATGTTTTACTTTTATCATGTTTACCATACCAACATACCACCTTTACCCATGAGTTTAGCAATAGATGCGAATTGAACCCCATATTTAGTAAGTTTCCACTGAGCCCAACCATCTAAATCATTAGTTATTGTAGATACATCTTGTGAATAAGATACACCACTAACAGACTCACTTGTAATTATTCCACGAACTGTCGCAGAAGATATAACTTCATCAGCAGAAGGCGTATCACTATCGCTCATAGACTCAAGATATAAAGTTAAAAAATGAGCTATAAATAAACTCATACAAAACTCCCATTGCCCATGATATCTTCTATACTGCAAATTATTATTGGCTAACTCTAAAAAAGAATTTGCTACTACATCTGGTACTATATCCTTAAATTGCGGATAAAATTTTAAAAAATTATCCAATGTGTATGCAGGATTATCCCCACATTTTATATTAGAAGCAGAAGTGATAACCATAGGTCATCACTCCTCTTTAGATTTTTTTACTTTTACATCAGTTTTTACTTCTTTAGATTTATCTTCAGCTTCTACTTTCACAGATGAAGATTGAATTTTTGCTTCTAATACCTCAATATCTCCATCTTCCTTTGCTAATTTAAATAATGGATCCTTTTCCACCCAATCAGGAACATCCTCAATTGCATAGTTACCTGTAGTTATTACCTTAGTATCACCATGACCAAATTGATATCTTTTTTTAGTTAAAATACGCATAATATCCTCCTATTAAATACCATCATAATAACGAACTGGTTGATAAAATAAGAATTTAGGAACACCAAATTGAGAAGCATATAATGTTAAATAAGCTGCATCTGTTACACTTGGTTGTGTTAATGCACGAGTTAGTGGTACTGTCATATCAAAATACAACATATCTTTATCATTTACATAAACCATCATACGGTCTTTTTTAGATTGACCTGAACCAATACACCAACGACAAGGATAAATCTGAACATCAATACCTTGATTTTTACCAATATTATTCTCTAATAAAAACTGTAAAATAGAAACATTACCTGCTTCACTAACTTTCTGACTTACTAAATACGCGTATTGTTGTGGAGGTATTAAAATTTGATTAGGCATTCCTCGCATATCATATTCAGCAGCAGTCCAAGCTTCAGTTAAAGCTGTATTAATATCATTTAAAATTTCATCTGGTGTTTTCTTTTTCCATGTTGTATCTGATTGTGCACCTTCTGCAACCAATGCAGTTACAACATTAGGATTATTGATAATACCAGTTGTTTTATATTCGTCATAACCTACATAGACATTCTGGTCTACAGCTTTTTGATAGTTTAATCGCAAACCTCTATCTAATAAATCTTCTAAATTTCTTCCAATTTGTTGGAGTTTATTTTGGTCTACAAGTGGCACTTTTAATACATTCATCCATGTGTGTACAGGATATTGATTTTTGCCAATATCTACCTGTACAGCAGGAATAGCTGTGGAACTACCACCTTGAATACCACCACCATTAGGAGCAGAAATACCATAATTTACATCAAAAGTGCTAGTGTATTCTACCCAGCCACCGCCTGTCTCGGCAACTATATCACGTTGCCATGTAACAGCTGTTAATGGTTCACGAATTTTAGGGTCTACTTTTTCAAGTTCACCCACAAGGTAAGCCATACCTGAAGCAGTTGCAGCATCATATGCTCCGCCATAAAGTCCGCCACCTTGTTTCATTGCAAAATTAGCTAAATTACCAGCATTTTTCATGGTATTTGCTGGATTAATAATAATTGGTGTAGACATTAAATTATTCCTCCCTTATGGATTATTTCTAGTTTTAATACAAATTTCAGCGACCTTATTAGCATCAATTTTTCCAGTTGCCCAACAAACATTAGGCAATTCCACTACATTACCACTATCATCTGTAGCCTCAAATCCACCGATTATTTTTCCACTTCCGCTATCTTCTCCTGCTGTTCTAACATAAACCTTTCCGCCTGCTGTAGGTGTACCAACATTACAAGTAACCATTACATTACCACGCTGAATAACAGAACAAGGTTGAGTTGGTTGATATGCTCCACTGTTTTGTGCTAAATACTGCACAGCTTGCTGTACAATTCTTACTGCTACACCAGCAAAATTATCTGCTGTAAGCGTAGCATCACCCACAGAATAAGTATTATCACTATTTAAAATAACAGGAGCTCCAAAAGGAATAGCCTTGCTATCTTCCTTCACTGCTCTAGACATAATTACATCATCTGGTGTGCGTGCATAAGTTCCTGGGAAACCTAAATTCATGGATTTTCCAATTGCATAACCTGCCATATTATTTACCTCCCTTATATTGTGGATTATATTTTTTAGCCCACATTTTCCCTAAATCTTCATTTTTAACTGTATTATTGTTATCTTGTGCTTTTCTACTAGCTTTTAGCACAGTAGCATATTGGTTATCTTGTACATTTCCACGAACAAGATTTGCTAAACTATCAATAGCTTTTTTTCTAGTATCTTTATCTTTAATACTTGCAACGATAGGCTTTAAAACTTTTAAATTTGCAAGAGTATCACATGCAGGTTTATTAATCATGCTTTCTTCATCGTTGATTTCTTCTGGTTCTACGGTAACTGCTTCTTCCTGCTCTGTTACACTTTCATCATTTGTACCAATAAGTTGATTTTCTAATTCATCTAAAGTAGAAATTTCATCTTCTTTATGTTCAGGTTCACGTTTTTCTGCCTGCATAATAGCCTGCATTGTTTCTTTTAAAGATTTTATTTCTGCCATAAGCTCACCAACAGATGGACCTTCATCTTTTACATTTTCTTCTGGCTTCATTTCTGTTTTTTCATCATGTAAAAGTTTGCTTGCTTCTGCAATTTCTTCTGGTGTAGAATTTTCATCTCTCGCAAACATGGCAAACATTTTATTTTTTATAGCTTTTAAACTCATTTTTTTGCCTCCATTATTAACTTTATTCTTAATTTCTGGTTTACTATCTCTAACAGCTACCCTATGCCCAGCCCTACCATTTTTTACGATAGCGATATGATTACCTCTTATTTGTTTTTGAATAATAGTATTATCATTCCCTAACTCCCAAAAACAATCATATCCGCAAGACACCTCTCGTTTTTCTTTGGATGTTATCTCATCAATTAGCATTGGATCATAAATCATTAAATCAGCAACAATGCAGTCATTATATTCACCAATGCCTCTTCTTACATCTCTACAAATACCTTTTAAGTATGTTCTACTATTTTGTGGAGTAACATCTTCTAGCGGGTGGTCATCCGTTACAGGTTTTCCTTCAAAAGAAGCAAGGGTAGCTTTGGAAAATACTTCTTCTGGGTGTCTCACTATTTTTACAGTATCATTGCTAGGCAATTCTTTAAAAGGAGTTTCACTGCCTAAATATAGTTGTTGTCCAGTTCTAGCAATTGGTACATTATGACAAATTAAAAAACCTTCTGGAGTTTTAGTTAAATTATCGGATATTTTAGAGCCATAATAAGATATCATTTCATTTTCTCACCACCTCACATTATTTTTAAAAATTGATTTTTAGTCATATTGCGAATAGCTCCACCATAATAAACTTTATGCGGAAATTTAATATCATTAATGTCTGTTAAAGGTTCTGGATAGCATCTGCAATTAAATATATCTCCGGCATTATAATTTCCATAGGATTTTTTGTTTATTAATCTTTCAGGACTAGGAGGATAGTTAAAGTTGATAAGTACTCCTTCCATATGAGAGTGACTTTTTCTCACTCTACTATCTTCACTAGTTCGCCATACATACCAATTAAGACCTATAGCTTGAGCTCTTACTCTTGTTAATGCAGTTTGAGCTTTTCTTGTTTCTGTTCTTGCTATTAATTGTGCCCTAGTTTCACTTATATGTGGATAATACCTAAGAATTTCATCTCGTATATCTGTAGCACGTTTTCCTTCTAATACCCCTTTTGCTATTCGCCTATCGACATATTTGGCAATATCCAAAGGTAAAGATGATATATAATTTGCATTTTGGTTTATCAATTCATTAAAAGTAACTCTTATTTGTCCAGTTAATCCTTTTTGTAATTCTTTATATATCATCTTACCTTGACTACCTTTATTAGCAGCTTGTCTCCAAGATTTTACGTTGTCGGAAAAAAGTTGAGTAACCATTCCTTTAGCCAACGCTTCCGCTTTTTTTATAAATGTAGGCTGTCTAGCTAAGGACTTTATTGTGCTTGTAATTAAAAAAGGACTATCAAGATTTTTTAATTCATCTTGTAGTCCTTGTATTAGCTTTTTTATAGCATTAGCATAAGCTTTTTCAATTGTCCTTTTCATTTTCCATTTGTTGTACTTCATTACTTAAACCACCATTAATATTAGGTTCTAATCCAAAATCTGTTTCTACAGGTATATCAATTTCATTACTTGCCTTATCTATATCTTCATCGGTAATGTTTGTCCACATACCTGTAGTATCACTCATTTGTTTATATTCTTTAAGTGCTATTCTATCTGAAATAATTCCACTATCTCTAGCCTCCCGAATAGCAGCTGATTTCTTAGCAACAATATCTGCAAGTTTTTCTTCTGTTGCTCGTTGTACTGGATTAAATCTAAAATCTAAATCATCAGGAATAACTCCCCATGTACTCATAGCTATTATTGGTAACAACTTTTCTACTATTGGTCGCAATGTACTTTCTTGTTTTTCTTCTATCATATCATAATAGTTTTGCAAATCACTTTCCCCTGTGGCATTTAATCCAGCGGGAGAACGACCAAATAATCTAGTAACGGGAATTCCAGCAGCACCGCTTATATCCATTATGAATTGTTGATAAACATCACTTAATCCACTAAATGTATATTGATGAGTACTAAAATCATCTTCTTTATCCAGTATTTGCATACTAAAATTGTTCATTAGCCAATTTTGAGATTGTACTGTATCATATAACTCTCTTTGGCTGTTAACATCTGTAGTTGATAAAAGCTGACCTAAATCACTCATTTTCAATACTCTTAAGTTAGCTAGAAATGTTAAATTTGCTATATTCCAACTAACATTATCACGTTTTTTTAGTTCGTCAAAAAGCGATTCTATTACTGAAGCTCCCCAATATTGTTCTGCTAACCATTCCCAATACGGTAATTCATCTCCGGTAAACCTAATAACACGGCTGTGATGAATATTAATATTTATATTAGTTTCTGGGTCTGTTACATAGTAATATTCTGGTAGCCCATATTCAGTGTCTGATATATCTGTTACTAATCCTGTACCAGGATAACAACCATTCCATCTATCAAGAATAAGCATTCCCTTGAAATCTCCAGGCATTATACTATCTAAATCTAAAGGTTTACTTAAATCTTCCCCTTGCCCCTTTATTAGCATTATACCTAAAGCACCGCCATACAACCTTCCCCAACGTAAGCCTTGTGTTATCTTTTTTATAATACTTGTTTTACGTTCTACAGATTTTAATTCTGTTATTGCTTCTGGTGTTAAGTTAGATGTAATCTTAATCCAGTTTTTGGTCATATCCTGCGGAATAACATCAATGATATTTCTAATTATCCAATGGCTACGATATAAAGAATTCATTAAGTTAAAATTTCTTGTAAGTCTAGTTAGTGGATAATTAGTACCCTCTAGTAAGCTAGGGGTAAAAGCACCCATACGTGCCAACATATTTTGAAATGCGTCTGTTGCTTTGGCACGTATAATTTTTTTATTTTTATTTTTGTTACGACGCACTATTATACCTCCTTGGATTTATAAGAGTAAAACAACCATAACGTACTGCGTCCGGTCCATGGTCTGCTATTTTTAATGGCTTTTCTTTGGCTTGGTTTTTTAAAGCTTTATCATCCCATACATAAGATTTCATTTCACTTATAGTGTTTTTACAATTATCTTTATGAAATAATAACATCTTCTTTTTTAGTAAAGAGGATACATGGCGGATTCCTTCTAAAACCTTATTATCTGCATTTATAGTATCATCCGCTACTTTTCCTCTTAATCCTTTTTTACGAAGCAAAACTTTAAAACTAGCAGCCGAAGGGTCAATTATTACATAAGCAGGTGTTATGCTTTTATCGCCTACAAATTTTAATAAATCCTCTCCATATTCAAGGTCTGTTTTTTCAATACCAGTTTTTTTACTGTCGTAGTAATACTCGTTCACCACATATAATTTTTCATTATCATCATATACATCTAAGAAAACCATAGGATTTACTGTACCATAATCAATAAATATATAACGTTTCATTCTAAATATATTTCGACTTATATAATCTATTAATTCATCACCAAATAAATTATCATCATCAAAACAATCTTTATAAATAGCACCTTGTGCCATTACCCATAATCCTAAAATAAAACGCTGAAAAAATACTCCTGCATATCTGCTTTTATAAGACTGTATCACTTCTTGTGATAATGACGGATTATCTTCCATCATAAAGTGTATATGAAGAAATTTTTTCTCTTTAGCTTTCTGTATCCAATCTGTATAAAAATAATGTACAGGACTTTCTGGATTACAATTAAACCATAATTTGGCACCTAAAATTGAACAACGACCAGTAGCTTGGTTAACAAAACTTTCTGGCATAAGTGCTACTTCATCTAATAACAGACCTGCTAAAGTAATACCCTGTATTAAATCTTGACTAGACTCATCACGACCACCAAAGATATAAAAATAATTCACTACATAGCCTTTTTGGATATATATCAAATTACTTGTCCTATCTTCTTCGATCGCAAATCCTCGAAGTATTAATACTGGCTTAAGCCATTTCCACACATTTCGCTTAAAACTACCAACCGTTTTCCCACACATTGCGAAATTTTGGGCATCAAAATATTTCATTGCCCATAAAACAAAAGATATTGCCATTGGTACAGTTTTGCCCGCACGAATAGAACCATCACATATAATACCGTTATATTTACTATATGGACTTTCCTTTTCCCACCATGTAAGTATCTGCAACTGTTTTCTACTAAAAGTATTAAATTTTATAACAGGCTTGATAATATTTTTTATTTTTTTAATCATCTCGCCATACCTCTTTAGTTGCATTTTCTATTGCTTTGGTAAAACCGTCATCTTCCATTAAAGTTTCTTGGGTATTATCTTTTGCTATTTCTTTCTTGAGTTTTTCAATACGGAGTTTTTGCTCCTCGGTGGCTAACTCACTATTGCACTTTTCTTGTTTATCCCAACCAAAATATTTTTCAAGTTTCTCCCAAGCTTTAAACTTATCCATCATTTTTATAGAAGTCCCAAATTTACCTTGTTTTACCTCTTGAATAATAGATGTATCAATTAACTCACTATCTTTTAATTTCACACTATTTTTATTAAATGATACATAATCACGAATATCAGATTTAGCAACTTTAATAAAAAAAGAAATCATATCATCAACATCAATGTCTGTATGTTGACGCATGATTTCTTTAAGCTCTTTTATTTTATTTTTTATTCTAGGCTTTTCTAGGGTAACATACGCTTCTACACAAGCTGTAGCATAACTACACTTATAAGCTTTTAAATAACTTTGCAAAGCATTACCGCTCATCACATAATATATGCAAAAATCTTGCTGTCGTTCAGTTAATTGAGGCTCATCATACATTACCTCACGCAGATTGTTAACCAAATCTGCATTCATTTTTTCTATTAATTTAGGTTGCGACTTTTTAACTTCTTTAGTTGCAACCTTTTTGGTATTAGGTTGCAACTTTTTCCAATGACGACTAGCCCATGATTTTATTGTTGATAAATTAATATCGTACTTTTCTGCTATATCTTTATATTTCATTCCTGCTGTAACTCCTGAAGGTTGTATTTGTACCTTATCTCGCTGGGCTATAGCCATCACCATTTCATCTATTGATGGATAGACTATCCCAAATCGGGTATTCTTAGGGCGAAGATAAACCCCATTAGCTAATCGAACTATATTTCCCTTTTTTTCTTCTACAGAAAGTGCACGACTTACCACCTTCTCATTATCATTGATGTCAGAGAAGTCTGAGATGAAGAGAATCTGCCCTTCACTTGTCTCGTATATACGGTTTGCTATTTCTGCCATATCGTTTTCTTTCTTTAATGGTGCAAAAATACAAAAAATCAGCGATATGTGTAACACCCCGCCGATTTAATTAACTTTTTTTATGTAGAAAACTTTGCAAATATTTTCCACAATCACTTATTTTTATTCACTCTTAGCTGTCTGTGGTACTCACGGCTCTTGCGTTGTAGTTCTTCCTTATGACTGGCATAATATCGACGTTGATACTCTTTTTTCGTGGCAGTTTTTCACTCTTTAAGAGACATACAGGCAAATTCTCCGAATGAATCTGGATACTGCTTGATTATTGCAGTAAAGACTGCGGACAAGACCTGCACGACAATGGAGTTTCCGGCTCGCCAATATAGAGAATAGTCAGAAGTCTTACGATGATGACCATTTATAAACATAAGTTTCGCTATTTGTTCTTTTGTGTAACCTTCTTTACCTCAAATCCGCAACCTATAGGGTTTAGTGGGATTTTGCTTGCAAAGCGACAAAATTCATTTTATTGTACATATTTCTTGCACAACAGAAATGTCGCAGACACAAAATCCCCTTACCCCATAAAGCGACTTGAGGTAATACGCTGGTTTAACCA